TCGTAGCCAGCGCGCTCTCCAGCGCGACCGAGACCGACAGCGCAAGCAAACATCTCCAGGAACGTCAGGCATGGGATAGAACCGCCTTTGAAGCGAAGGTCGCCGAGATATTGAAGCGGCATGCTTCGAGCCTTGACGCCATCGCGCTCCAGAAGGGAGCTAAAGGACTGAAGAAGTAGAACGCATTGGCCCCTCCTCCGCACGCAAGGAGGGGCCTTTCAAGAGGCCGCCTGGACGCTCCGGACGCCCTCTCGAAACAGCGAAAGGAAAGCAAGACATGAAACGGCACATCCTCCTCTGCGCGACGAACTACGTGGGGCAGTCCAGCGCCCTGAAGGGCTGTCTAAACGACATGGCGAACATCAAGAAGTGGCTCCAGAAGGCCATAGGCTCCTGGGATACGATGCTAGAGCTTTACGGGCCAGCCTTGACGAAAGAAAACTGGCTCGAAGCTATGCGCCAGTTCGTGGCGTATCACAAGCCAGGCGACGAAGGCCTCCACGCGCATAGCCATCACGGCTCCCGCGACGTGAACAACAAGAAGGCAAGCCACTTCCGGGAGCTTTGGGTGCCGGACAACTATCCATCGGCGGGAATGATAAGCGACGACGACGTCTCCGCTATCTACGACAAGCTCCACGCCGAAGCCAGGCTCACCGATTGGGCCGATTGCTGCCATGCCCAGGGCTCGACGCGCGAAGTCTTCTTCAAGGATGAGCGTCCGCGCTTCCTCTCGATCTCCGACGTCGCCGACAAGCTGAATCTCCTCTCCAGCACTCCGGTCGACGTCGAGAGCCGTCCGAACATTGCGCAGCTCGCCGCCTGCCGGAGCGCGCAGACGAGCGCCGACGCCTTCATCGACGGGCAGTATTGCGGCGCCTTCACCACTTACGCCCTCCAGGCGCAGGGCGATACGATGCTCCCGGAGGGCCAGCTCATCGACGATTCCGCAAGGCTCCTGGCCAGGAACGGCTACGCGCAACATCCTGAATTCTGCGGCCTTAGCGGCAACGCCCTCAAGACGATCTTCACTCTTGGAAAGGCGGCCTGATGAACACGCTGGAGCTGCGCGCGGATCTCGCCCCCAAGGGCGCCCAGGGCGACCTGGTTCGCTATGGCGACTACGACGTCTGGTTCAACGCCGACGCCGCAAGATACAATCTCGTCATGGGCATTCTGACCGCCCCTATGACGGTCAAGGCCGTCTATCGCAATGGCCAGGAGCGCAGCCTCTCCGGCTTCTCAGTCGATCCGTCCGTCAAGGGCTGCCCTCCAGGCTCCGCATATAACGGACTAGTCAACACAGACGGCGCGCATGGCTGGCCAGCCGTCAACGCCCTTTATGACAAGAGCCTAAAGGCCCTTATCGCGACGAACTACACGACGAACCTCGTGCCGTCGCCGAGCGCCTTCAATCGCAGCGTCGATCGAGAGCTTGAGGGCAAGCTCTTCAAGCGAGCCGCTCTCAAGAGTCCGATCGCGATCTTCAAGGGAACTGGCCGCGAAAGCCTTGGGCGGACTGTTTCCTTGATCGATATCCCGGCGAGCATCTTCAAGCTGGCTGTCGAGCTGAAGACCGGGAAATACTGCGCCTGGTGGCTCGCTAACGCCGAGCATCCGGCAAGCTTGGACGCCGCCAGGATCTCCGCCGCCCAGATCGAGCATCTGACTGGCGTCAAGTTCCCTTGCGCTGGCGAGTACGACGAGAATTTCATCGACTGCTCGATCTCGCGCGACGTCGCCCCCAACTACATCGCCAGATGCCGCGCTGCCGGGCTTAAGGCTCCCGCCGCCTTCTGGCAGGCCGCAGAGGAGATTGTCGCCTCGATCTACAACGGCGCAGGTCCCGATAGCTTTCCGGAGGCAGTCAATCTCCTCTTCCGCGTGATCTGCCTGACGGACACGGACGGAGCGAACGAAGACGCCAGGGCCTTCCTGACCTTCATGCTGCGTATCTTCGAGCTGGCTTTCGTGATCCATGACTTCCGCTANNAGGAGCGGCTTCGAGCTCGCGAACCAGGAGATGCTCGACAACATGGACATCCTCCTCAACGCCGCATATCCGATGTGGCAGTTCTGGTGGCATTTCGAGCGCGCCTACTGGTGGACTAAGATGGAGCTCGCCTATCAGGCTGTCAGCTCGGAGTCAGGTTGGGAAGCCTGGACCGCCGACCACTCCGGAGACGGAGCTCTCATAACGCAAACCGCAACCGCATGAGGTAGACAATGGACGAAGACAAGGGCATCAAGACAGATCAGGGAAAAGCCGTGGGCCGCGACGTAACGCCAGCGCGTCCTTCAGAGGGAGGCGATTGCGAATTCTCATTCACTCCGACCGCATCGGGCGCAACTGGCCTTAGCGCTGGAATCGTAGGCATCAAGCAAGGCGCGCGCTCCAAGAACGTCATTCAAAGGAAGCGCATAGACAAGGACGTCGAATACTCTTCGCCCTCCAGGCTGACGAAGATCGGCCCCTATGTCATAAGCTTCGAGAAAGGCACGGGAACAGTGCCGGACGAAGGCACATACGGAACGCTCGTTTTCACTGACAACAACGAAGGAAAGATTTATACCTACGCAAACTCATACGTGTCTGAGGTCGGAGAGATCAACTACGTTCCTGGCGAGCCCTCGAATGGAACTCTGACCATTCAAATAACCGAGGCTCCGACGATCACGGCTACGACCTAGCCTTTAGGAGGATGAACTATGGGGCTCAAAGAAGATCTCGCGAAGCTATTTAAGCTGGCCTTGAAGACGAAGGAAATCGACGTTCCTGAGCTTGGCCGGAAGCTGCGCATACGTCAGCTCTACGGTAGCGAACGCGACTATATCGACGCTTTCAGGATCGAGCATACGGCAGACAAAGCTAAATCCCTGAACGAGCTTTACGTCGTGGCCTGCGCCGCAGGCGTTATAGACGAAGCAGGCGATCAGGTCTATACGATCGAGGAGGTCAGGACGCTCTATAAGGTCAACTCCTGGGCGATACGCCGAATCGCCGACGAAGTCCTGGACTTCTCCGACGTCTCAAACGGCTCTGGCAAAAAGGAGAAGATCGAAAAAAACTCAGAAGCCGCCCAGAGCGAAGAGCCTGGCTTGAGCTCTCGGCGGCAAGCGGACTCCCGCCCAGCTCCCTCCAGCGGATCTGGAGTAGCTCCGAGTTCGCCGAGTTCCTCGCAGGAAGGGAGCTAGCGGCGTTTGGAGAGACGCGACTCGACAGGAGATTCGCGCAGCTTGTGGCCCTCCTAGGCGAGCTGCTTCCTAGCAGCTCAGACGCAAGGGCGATTATGAGAATCTACGCAGGGCGCCTGGATTGCCTTGTCAAGGACGACAGGCCAGCCAGGCAGTCGAAAAAGTCGATTAGCGCGACGATGCAGTTGATGGCAAAGGACGCAAAAGAGGTTAAGGGCGATGTCAGAAGGAAGCGTTAGCATACTGTTGACGGCCAGCTCAGGCCCTGCCCAGTCTGCGATCGAAGCCACCAACAAAGGGCTCGACAAGACCAAGGAGAAGGTCAAAGAGCTGTCGCAGGCCGAGATCGTCTCCAGGTCGAGAGTTGGCCAGGCTGGCGCGCTGATCGGCTCTCAGCTCGGGCTTCCTTTGGAAAAGGTGCAGGGCGCGCTTGAGCTTCTCCATTCCAGCGGCTCAGGAGCCCTCGGAGCGCTCGCGAAAGGCGGCGCCATGGTCGGCGTTGCGATCGCAGGTTGGGAGATCGGAAAGAAGATCGCCGAATTCATCGAGCTTGAGAAACACATTGGGAACATAGTTTTCAGCATGGAGAAGCTGACCGCGAAGGGGGCCGCCCAGGACGCGCAGATGGCTGAAATCAACGCCAAGCTCCAGGCTAGGGCTCAAGCTGAAGGGCGCCTCTACACTGCGACCTCTAACGCGTTGGCGGAGATCAGGAAGCAGCAAGAGTTCAATTTGGCAGACGATGAAACCAAGCTCCAGCTCTTGCAAAAGGACATATCGGCTCAGGAGCTCGTCGCCAAGGCCGCAATCCATACAAAGCAGGAGATGGAGGAGCAGGTAAAGCTCGCCAAGCTCAAAGGCGATTACGAGGCCATAGAGAAGAAGCTTAAGGATGAAGCAAGCACTAAGGCCGAAGATCAGCGCAAGAAGGACGAGGAAGAGGCTAAGCAGAAAGAGAAGCAGGACGCCGATTTTCAAAAGGGCGTAGGCAAGCGCATCTCCGACAAGGAAGAGGAGATCAAACTCCAGAAGATGCTTAACGATGGCAAGGATCGCGAGGCGGCTATTGAGCGCGCGATCTACGACGCCAGATCTGACGCCGAAGCGAAAGGCCAGCAGCTCAGCGATGAGCAGCTTGCGTCGATCGCCGACAAGGCCGGAGAGCTCTACGACCTTCAAAATCAGAAGAAAAGCGGATCTTCCGAAAACGTAGGCCCTGCGGCGGCGATCACGCGCGGAAGCCTGGCGGCATTTCGTCTGGACAATCAAAAAGAAGCTCCTATGGACAAACTAGCCGCGACGTCGAAAGCGCAGTTGGAGGAGCAGAAAAAGACCAATGATTGGCTCGAACGCCAAACGGGGAACACCGTCGATGATCTCGATTGAGAAGAAAACTGAGAAAGAGGCCATGCTTAAGGCAAAGGCCAGAGCCAGGCGCGAAGCATGGGAGAATGCCGAAATCGAAGCCAGGAAGGCCTATAAAGCCAAAAAAGGGGCGATTCCAAAGGCTGCGAGAGATATTAGCCTAGTGGCTTGCTTCGAGGACGCATCTGGCTATCAGTTCGTTGAAACCGCCGACACGCTTTCCGGGCGCCGCCGTTGGTTTGTGAAGCCAAGCGGAGAGATTAGCGCTCCAGCCGCTTTGACTCTCGCCAGGGCATATGCCGGGACTGACGGCGCTGCCTGTCCAAACCTTCTTGATTCATTTCCTGGCGCAAGCAACATCCTAGCGACCTCCTTCAAGCCGCAACGTGACAGTGATGATCCCTTCGCATTCAATATCGATATCGATTATTCAGCGCGATCAAGCGATACAGATCCGGAGGAGCCCTGGGAAGCGCCCCCGAGCGTCTCCGTCACCAATCAAAGCATGGAAGTCTCATTCGAATACGATCTCGATGGTTTCCCTGTCCTTAACTCGGCAGGCGGCAAGCTGGAGGCTACTACGGAGCTTAAGATCAAAATCATCACTGTAAGCCGCGCCTCGCTCACTTTCTCCCCTGAAACTGCAACGGCGGCCGAAGGGAGCATCAATCCTGAAGCAGTAACCCTCTGCGGTTATCCAGCCGCCGCTTTCTGCGCTCAGCTCGTATCTTGGGTAGCAAGCCCTGCCTATACTGCCAAAGGCACTAAATACTATCAACAGAACATCGTCTTTCAAATCATTGTAGGACAAGACGATGCCGAGAAGCCAATAACTTGGAAGTTCGAGATCATGGATATTGGCCATTACTATCTCAATTCAGAAGGCAAGCAAGTGCGATTCAAAGATGGCAATGACAACGACATGGCTCAGCCTCAAAAACTGAATGGATCGGGCGGCGACGGTAGCGCTGGCGATGCCGTATATCTTGCTTACAAGCGATTCAAGGAGAGCTCTGACGACTGGCCGAGCCTGCCGTCTGCGCTGTAATTATGGGCAAAACTCTATCTGACAATGCGATCAACCAGATTCGGGCGATGAGGTCCGATGTGCGCCAGCTGAAAAGCATGGCGTCAAGATCCGTTAGTGTGAAGCTTCCGCCTCTCCAAGAATCTGTGGCAAAATCTTCATCTTCTCCAGACTCTTTCCCTGGGATAATTACAGCTGTATCAACGTCCAGCGGAGTCTCAAGCTATACCGTGGCTCTCTATGCGAACGGACTTGACGAAGCAAGCACCGGAACCGGGACCATGAAGGTTGCGGATGTAGCTGCCGCTGACGCTTATGAAGTAGGGCAGATTGTGGTTTGCCATGCTACAACGGTGGCGATAACTGGGGGCTCAGAGTCATGAGCTGGACTTTTCATCTCACGAACTTGCGACTGCCTACGCATCCAGGCGGCGCAATCGCCGGACCCGTCTATGTTGGAGCTGGCTCGGACGAAGGCTATCTCCTCTTCAAGTTCGCGGGAGCCTGGAAGATATGCGACAAGTTCGGATTCGACTACGTCTATGGCTCCTACCGCCTGCGCCCTGTCTATGTGAACGTCGGCAGCTACATGTATTTCAAGGACTCGTCAAGCTCCTGGGCTCTCTGGTATTCAGATGCTTCGACTGGAGGCTTCGGCTGGGTCTTGTCTCAAACGCCAGGCAAGCCTCCGCTCGAATACTGGAACTCTACGTCATCCGCCTATGCTGGAGACGCCTTTTATACAGGGTCGCTCCCGGCTCTTAATGGAACATCCAGCTTCACTGCAAGAGGGTCTTTGCGCGGCTCGACGCAGGGCTCCTACACAGGGACGGCGGTCACGGTCTCCACTCGCTTCGATCGATGGGAGTCCTCCTCGCAGTTCGGAGTCTACTCCGCTGCCGGATCGGCCTCCGGGACGAAGACCGTAGGCCTCCCTCAATGGACTGATAGTTCAGGCGTTCTCTACACTCGCAGCCTCTCCAAGGATTCAAACTCAAAATACAGTTATGGTGATATCTCCTGGGTTGAGAGCGTCACCATTGACGGCGAAAGCGTGACTGTTCAAAAGTTCATCCTGGGAACCTATGGAAGCTCTTCCGGCTGGCATGAGGCCTCCTCGGCTCCCGTTCTTGGGAGTTCCTGGACGCTCGCCTTCTCCAAGCCCTCAGATTCCGAGGCTACGGGCTCCGACCTCGTCATGACTTGGGTAGGCTATGTCAAAGGCGAAAACAGATCGGATATCTTCATGATCGAGGGCTCAGTATGGCGAGCATAGCCGATTATGTGCCTCCGGCCTCCTGGAGCGATCTAGACATGTCCTGGTCCGCTCCAAACGCGCAGCAGGCCTGCTACGTCGACGCCTTAAGACTGGCGACTCTTGAGCGCCTTCTCTTTCTCAATGGCGGTTCCTCTTCCTCATTTAGCGATACGCAGAAAGCGCTCTTCAACCCTGCCAACTTCCCCCAGCCCAACCGGAAGCTGAACTATTCCTTGCTTCCCATCATTCACTCTTGCGCCTGGGGGCTTGTGACAAGCTACATCAATCACACCAACCCTCTCGCCGACAACTTTTCAACCAGCGGCTCTTTCCGTCTGTGGACGATCCGTGACATCTTCGACGCTATAGGCGACTCGTCCATCATATTCCCGCAAGCCTATGCGCATGACAATTCCGAGTGGGCGCTCCAAATCTACAAGCTCCTGAATTTGCTTCGGACCTTCAAGATTTATTTCAGTCTCCATGGAATCCTCGGCAGCAAAGAGGGCCGCAAGTCCAATGATTCAGGACAGGATTTTACGACATGGGAAGAGGCGTCCTGGGCAGATGGATCATATGGCATCTTAGGCAGCACTCATGGGCGGATGGAAAGCGACACCTACAAGGATGGAGACTATCGCTTCTGGCATGCGTACCGGTACCGCGCTACAGGCATAAGGCTCATACCCACAAACCCACTCGCCATTGGGAAGACAGTCGAAAATCTAGTCGTAAGAGTCAACCCCGTAGACTCTTATCCGGTTTATTGTGAAGCAGGCATGATTCCTGGGCAGGCAGCGTTCACTCAAGGATTCCACCATATCACCGGGCTTTCCTATGTCTTCGACTCAGCGAATCAATTCGACATCGGAAATCTTGAAGAGCCACCATATCCGGACCCGACTAGCGAATATGAAGGGACCACCTACCAAGGCTGCGACTTCCTCGTTATGACTAACGCCCTCTTCGCTCCCGACTTCAAGTTCAAAGCCTGGTAG